CTCCTGTTAATGGAATGTTTAGATACAACACCACGACAAATGAATTTGAAGGTTATCAAAACAATGCTTGGGGAGCTGTCGGTGGCGGAACTGTTATTAATAATAATGCTGATAACAAAATAATTACCGGAAGCTCAACAGCAGAAACTTTAGAAGCAGAAACTAATTTAACTTATGACGGAAGTGATTTATCTGTTGTTGGAGATATAACCAACACTACAGTTAATTTTACTAATGTAAATATAAATTCCACAAGAACATCAGGCAACATTGGCGGTGTTAAATTTACAACAAATGGCACACCTAAAGGTTCGATATTCGGAACTGTAGACGGAGATGTATCTTTTACTGTAAATGGTATTTTTACAGAGCCTATGCGATTGAAAGCTGACGGAAAAGTTGGCATAGGAACTACAAGTCCACAATCACAATTACATATAGTCGGTACAGCTCCTACTGTAACAATAGGAGACGGCGATGCAGAAGATACTAAAATTATTTTTGACGGTAATAGTTATGATTTTCACGTTGGTTTAGATGATACTTATGATGCTTTGATTCTTGGACATGGCTCAACATTAGGCACAAACCCATTAGTCACTTTAAGACCAGTTGATATTGCTACATTTGGTTCTATTAACTCAGATCCTATGAGTTTAGCAATGCCAGGTTACAAATTGATAGTAGATACGACTGGCACTAATGCAAGTTTTCAACTTAACGGTGGTTCTGGTGCAAGAATTGACATAGGTATAGCAGGTTCAAGAAAAGCTGTAATTTACAATGATGCTAATAATTTCTTTGAACTTTCAAGAAATACCAATCACCCAATGGTATTTAAAACAAATAGCACCGAAAGAATGAGAATTTTAGCAAATGGTAATGTAGGAATAGGTAATACAAATGCTTCGGTAGCATTGGGGGTTACAGGTGCAATTATAGCTTCAGATAATATTACTGCTTATGGAACACCGTCTGATATACGACTTAAAGAAAATATTGAAATTATAGATAATGCTTTAGATAAAGTTAAACAATTAAAAGGTATTACCTATGACTTAAAATCAGACGGCAACAGACTTACAGGTTTAATAGCACAAGATTTACAAAAAGTTTTACCAGAAGCTGTTTATGAAACTTCTGCTGTAGATGATGCTAACGACAAACATTTAGCTATTCGTTATGGCAATACAGTTGGTTTATTAGTAGAAGCTATTAAAGAACAACAACAAATAATAGAAGATTTAAAATCAAAAATTGAGGTAAAAAATGGCAATTAACTATACATGGAATGTCAAAACTGTAGATACTAAAACTATTGACGGAAATGTTAATACAGTTTTTAACGTGCATTGGAAATTAACAGGTAAAGATGAAAATGAAAATACAGCAACATCTTATGGCACAATAGCTTTAGACACTTCTGATTTATCAAATTTTATTCCTTTTTCAGATTTAACAGAAAGCAAAGTACAAGGTTGGGTTGAAACTGCCTTAAATAAAATAAATAAAAATGAGGTTCAAACTCGAAAAGATGCTATTGCTTTGGCTATAGAAAATATGATAAATCCACCTTTCCAAACTAAAACTTTAGATAAATAATGGCTACTCCAAGTTCAGGTGCAATATCTTTAGATCAAATAAACGTAGAAGCAGGCGGTTCTTCTGGCTCAACTATTTCTATAAATGATGCACAAATTAGATTTTTAGATTCTAAAAGTGCTAATGCTACATCTTCCTTCAATGATTTTTATGGTATTGAAGCGGCAGGTGGCATTATGTCTGTTGGTGGTACTGTTAGTCAAACACAAAGCACTACTAACTATACGACTACTTTTACTACAACAACAAACAGAGGATTTTTAGATAGCACTACAAGTGGTTTTGGAAGCATAACGAATGATACTTTTTCAAATTTTTTAGGTGGTAATGAAATTAATGTCTTTAGAAATTTTTGTCGGAGAACAACCACTTCAGGATCATCAACTTTTAGTGGGCCTAGTTTAAATTTATATGTTAGTTATGGTACAGGCACAGCGGCACCGAATACTAATGCTTCATTTACAAAAATGTTAATCAATGAAACATCTTTTGATAGATCTACTGCTACCTATAGTGTCAATACCATTGTTGGACAAGCTCAATGGGTTTGGTCGCACACACATACGATTGTTACTTCTACCTCAACTGCTGATCCACCATTTCCACCTGTAACAGATCCAGAAACTACTGTGCCTTACGTTTTCATATAAAAAAATGAGTGAAATAAAATTAAAAAAAGAATCTATGGAAAGTGAGTTTCCAGGAGTTTCACCAGACATAGATGAAAATAATGTGCCTTTTAATAGATTGACTTTTACTGTTAAACACCCAATTAACAAAGGCATACAATATTGGGAGCTAAATAAGAATGATAGTAAAAGTTTACTTACAGAAAAAGAAGACGGAGTATATGCAAAAGAAGAGGATATAGATTATCTAAGAGATAAGTGGGCAGTTGAAGAATTTATGCAGGAGTTGAGTTTGGCATGGAGAATAGCAGAAAAAGGAGTTGATATTCCAGAGGAATGGTGGGAAGAAGTAAACATTATTCCTAAAGAAGAAGCTATGTATGATGAAGTTTTTGTAAATAAACAAATTGTAAAAGTAGATTATTCAGTTGGTTGCACAGGAAAATTAAAAACAGAATATGAAGAATTAAAAACTAAAATTAAAGAGAAGTTTCCAAATGAATATGATTTTTTTAGCAATGAAAATAATATCATTGGTAAATATAATGATAACCACACCATAAGACCGCCATATAAATCACAAAATACTATTACTGTTTATCACATGTATTATCCAAAATCTTGGTTACAAAAACTTTTAAAAGATTATCAATGTCCAAATTTTGACTATCAGTATAAGTTTTGGTTTGGCTTAAAATATGATTTAGATTTAGGTAAAAGATATTTAAAAATAGTAATTTCAGATAATGATGTAACAAGCAATTATCAAAAGCACCCAGATTCTTTTATTCCAAGACCGCAATTACCAGTCTGCGATCAAGCTTACTTTGCCAAAATATATTCAGAAGACGGCACAGAAGCAGATGAATATGATGTCTTTTTTTCAACTACGCCAGAAATAATGAAGGCATACTGCACAAAAAACGAATTAGACTTTCCTATTCCAGAAAGTAGAGAAGATGATTACATTTGGACTTATGGATTAGTTTATGACAAAAATACTCTTAAAATAAAACAAGTAAAAGGCTATGTTAAAGTGGCACAAAACATAAGTGATTGGTTATGGTAGAGTTAGAAATAAAAAAAGCTAACAAAAAATTTTATAAAAAACTAAAACAAGAAGAATTGTTAAGAAAAGAATTTAAAAAAAAATTCCATAACTAAGATATAATTTAACTTATGGCAGACACATTTACCAATATATTAAATTTAACCAAGCCAGAAGTAGGAGCAAGTACGAATACTTGGGGTGGTAAGATCAATGCAAATTTAGATGCTGTAGATGCTATTTTTAACTCGGCAGGAGCAGGAACTTCTGTAGGTTTAAATGTAGGCACAGGAAAAACTTTAAAAGTAGCCGGAACTTTAGATATTGACGGAACTATTGATTGTGAAGGCGGAACTATTGATAACACTACTATTGGAGCTAGTACACCGGCTCCAGGATCTTTTACTACTTTAGGAACTAATGGGTTAGCTACTCTAAACAGTCTTACTGTTTCTGGAACTGCCACTTTTCCTACTGTAGATATAAATGGCGGAGCTATAGACGGAACTTCTATTGGAGCTAATTCTGCTTCTACAGTAGCGGCTACAACTGTTACTGCTTCTGGAAACATTAATACTACAGGCGGAGAAGTCCAAATAAACGGCACAAATATTTTTGACAAAATATATCCAGTAGGCTCTATTTATATTAATGCAACAGACAGCACTAATCCTGCAACTTTATTAGGTTTTGGTACTTGGTCAGTTTTTGGTGCAGGTAGGGTGCCTGTGGGTATAGATTCATCTGATACAGATTTTGATGTTGCCGGAGAAACAGGCGGTGCAAAAACACATACATTGTCATTAAGTGAATTACCTTCACATACTCATACTCATACAGTTAAAGTAGGTCGTAGCTTTAGCTCCTCACAAGGATCTGCACCTGTCGTTCAAGGAAGTAATGGCATAACGGTAACTTCGGCCGCAGAGACAACGTCAAGTGCAGGTGGCGGTGCTGCTCACAACAACTTACAACCATACATTGTTGTTTATATGTGGCAACGTACAGCATAATAGTGAAATATGGCTTTAGTAGAAGTAACTCCTCCTGCCGGAATAGTTAAAAACGGAACTGATTACGCAAATAAAAATAGATTTGTGGACGGAGATCTTGTCCGCTTTGAAAATGGCTATTTAAAACCGCTTGGTGGTTGGACCAAATTTAGAAACAATCCTTTAGGAACTTTTTTTTCTGCAACTATAACCACTACTAACGGAAGCAATACTATAACAGCAACAACTTCTGTGGCACACGGATTAGCAGTAGGAACTTCTTTTGTTATAGAAAACTATACAGATACTGGCGGAATACCTGGAACAGAACTTAATGCTCAAACTTTTTCTATAGCTTCTGTTCCAAGCACTACAACTCTTACTTTTACAACTTCTACATCTGCGACTTCTTCTGCGACTTCTTCAGCTTTTAGAATAATAATTCCTAGTGTTCCAATAGGCATGTATTCTTATAATGCAAACAATGGAGAAGAAATTTTAGCTGTAGGAACTAGAGCAGGTGTTAATGTTTTTTATGAAGATACTTGGTATGACATAACTCCTCCAGGTTTTGTAGCTGATGATGTAATTACTTCTGTTGGTTATGGAGCTTATCATTATGGAGTAGAAGACTGGGGAGATGCGAGGAGTCAATCAGAAATACAATTTAATACTAAAAGTTTTTCTTTTGATAATTATGGAGAGCATTTAGTTTTTTGTTTTCCTGCAGACGGAAAGTTATATCAATGGCGACCTAATTCTAATACCGGCGTTCCAGATACCATAGCAACACAAATACCTAATTCTCCTACAGGTTGTCAAGGCCTTGTAGTAAGTAACGAAAGACATTTGATAGCTTTAGGATCTTTAGGAGATCCTAGAAGGATAGCTTGGTCAGATAGAGAAGATAACACTACTTGGACCGCTTCTGCTAGAAATACAGCAGGTAATTTACAATTAGCTTCTGGCGGTAAAGCAAATTTTGCTTATAGATTTGGTAGGGACATAATTATTTTTACAGATATAGGCATAAATAAACTTTATTATGTTGGGAGTCCTTTTGTTTATGGTATTGAAGATGCAGGTATTAACTGCAAAGCAATAAGTCCTAGATGTATTGTTTCTTCTGGTGGTTTTTTATCTTGGATAAGTGAAAACT